CAGGTCTCGCCATGCCTCGGATTTGAAAAACGCAATCGCTTCGGATCGCGTCAGTTGCCGGTCAGTCATGTCATTCTCCAGTTTCCAGGCCCCGCCAACCGGGGCCCTGCACGCCCTCCGGCCCCGCCACCCTTGCGGGTCGGGGCCCTCGGCGCGCGTTGAGCGCGATTTTCGGGGATTACCCGGACCCGAACCCGAACCCGAACCCGGACCCGTCCCCGGACCCGGACCCGGACCCGAACCCGAACCCGAACCCGGACCCGTCCCCGGACCCGAACCCGAACCCGAACCCGAACCCGAACCCGGACCCGTCCCCGGACCCGAACCCGAACCCGAACCCGAACCCGAACCCAGTCACGCCCCCCATTTCGCGGCCTCCAGGCTGGCGACCGCTTCCGGCGTGCAGTTGATGATCTCGATCGCCTCGGTGAGCGTGATGCTCACCGGCGCCGCGACGCGCGACCGGGCGGTGTTCAGACCGCTGGTCGCGATCTCGGACAGGGTGTTGGCCCCATACCAGCGCCAGATGCGCCGGGACCGCTCAAGCACCACCTCGCGCCCGTCCCGTGACACGAGGTAGCCGAAGTGGACGCCCGCGCTATAGGTGCGGACGATGACGGGTTTGTTTTCCATTTGCAATCTCCCAGGGGACCGTTCCCCACGCCCTCAACCTCGCCACTTGGTAGGGCGCGAGGCGATGGCGCTGGGCGCGGTGTGGGTGGGCGGCTTCAGGCGGTAAATGTTCCGTCCGGACGAACACCCCTGGTGAGGCTTCGCCCGTCAGTTTTTCGGGTGACTTGAAGACGATACCCAAGAATATCGTCCTGCCAATGAGAAATGATGATGGAATCGTTGCCGTCCACACATCCGAGTTTTTTCAGCATTTGATCAAATGCGAGGTCTACGCGCCGAAACAACTCATTGGCATTCATCGTTCGATCCCCATCCGGGCCACCATGGCCCATGTTGTGCCGGCCACCCGCCGGCGGGGTTTGGTCAGGCGGGGCGCAGGTTCCGCGCTGCGCCGGCGGTCAGGTAGACCAGCCGGCCCATGCGCATGTAATTCCCGCCGGGGCCCGCGCCGGACTCGGCGATCACCCGTTGCCGGGTGAGGGTCTCGACCGTGCAGCTCTCCGGGCGCTCCGGGGTGTAGACGTATTGCAGGTCGCCCTCGCGCCAGACCCGCTCGCGGTCGGCGGGGATGCCCAGGGCCTCGGCTATTGTCATCGGTCGATCTCCAGGTTTGGGCCACCATGGCCCATGTTGTGCCGGCCACCCGCCGGCGGGGTTTGGTCAGGCGACGAGTCCCTCGTCCTCGTCCTCGTCATCGTCATCGTCGAGCATGTCCGCGCATTCGGGCGTCACCCGAAGACGCCAGGCGCCGTTGGCCGGGTAGCTGCCCCAGTCTCCGGCCGCGCGGTGGGATGCGCGAAGGTACGGCGGCATAAATTCCACCGTGACCAGCTCATCAGCTGGCCCGTCAAATTCGCAGGCCACGCCGGTGGCCTGTCCGCACTGACATTGCATTATCGTTCTCCTGGTTTGGGCCATCAGGGCCCATGTTGTGCCGGCCACCCGCCGGCGGGGTTTGGGGTCAGGCGTGGCGCCCATAGCCCGCCATCGATCAGCCCTCGACCAGGATGGCGGCCGGCCCTGTCGGATCGAGGTTATCCGCCGCGCGGACGCCATGCGCCCGCATTAGGCGGCCAATTGCCCGCCCCTGCGCCGTGAAGCACCCGCAGGGCGGCCCTGAAATATCCACGCCTTGCGCGCGGATGGCGTACGCAACAGCCAGGGCGTGGCCTTCGGTTCCGGCATAATGCCGCGCCGATGCCGCGTCGTAGGCGGCGGTCAGGGCGGCGCGGTACGTGGAAACAGTCATCGGTCGACTCCAAGTTTGGGCCACCATGGCCCTCTGACGCCTCTGCCCGGCCAGGGTTTCCCCCTCCGGGCGCTGGGCGGGTCGTCCGCGGTTCTAGGGGCGCGGTCAGACGTGACGGCGTCCCTTCTTGATCGCCTCTTCGCGGTTGGCCGCGACGACGATCACGTCGCGGTCGCCTCGCGCGACCTTCCACGCGAAGGTCGCGGCCGGAAACATGGTGTCCGGGCCGCCGTCCTGGCGGAAGGTTTGACCGCCGCTGATGCGGGTCGCTGTGATTTTGGTGTTCATGGTGAGGTTCCTTCCTCGTTCGTGGCGCTGGTCAATTCCAGCGCCGTGAGCTAATACATACACACGTTTCCGTGGGCGTCCATATCGACAAACAACGAATCGACCAGTTTTGGTGGATTTTTTCGGGTCGTCGGGGTATGGTCCGGCCATGGCGACGCGACACCGGCGCCGGCCGTCTCGAGGCGATCCCCTCGCCCCCAACCCATCGGCCCGGCTCCCCAGACGCCCCACAACGCCACACCTCGGCCAGGTGACACACTCACCCACCACCCCAGGCCAAAGCCGTCACAGGCCAGCCTCGAGCCACGACACGCACACTCAGACGCCTCGCCTCGGCGCCTCGCCCATGCAAGCGCACAGGCGCATCAGGGCGATCCCCTCCGCACCGCATAGCGTCGCCCGTCTACACAGCCCATCGTTTCCCCACGGATCGCCCCTGGACATTCGCATCGTTTCCCTCTGGACGGGATATCGTTTATCGGCGAAAAAACGCTCTCGCAGACCCGCCAAAGAGACACGTGCGCGCAAGCATCTTCCCGCAATTTGATATACGCTACGCTTGAAAGTGTCCGAAAATCCCGGGTTTATATACAGCACAGCTTGCAAAAGGGATAAAATGGCGGACGCGGACCCCAAAAAGCGCAAGGGCCTGCCTCGGGGCAACCCCTCAAAGGGCGGCCAGGCGAGGGCCAAACAGCGTCCCGCGAAAGGCAAATCCGGCCCCGGCTGGGGCGGTCCGGCCGGCGGCCAGGCGGCTGTCGCGGCGTTCCACCCCGGTGTCTATGTCCCTCCGCGCCCCGTCGAAGTCCGCCTCGCCCAGGCGGACGAGGTGCTCGACGTGGTGTATGAGACCGCCATGGACCCGAGCAACAAGGCCGACAGCAGGGTCAATGCGGCGATCCGGTTCCGGGCCGAGGTGATCGGCGCGCCGGTCCAGCGCGTGGCCGTGGCCGACGCCAGCAAGGTCAGCCTGGGCAAGCTGCTGGCGGACCTGCCGGATGAGTGACTAATCCCAGCCGAATTGCTTGCGTTGCCAAGTGGGCATAGTCTTCAATACTTCGTCCGACGGGCGCTTACGGGCGATCTCTACTCCCTCCGACGCCCGGCGGGTCGGAACCCCCGCGATCTCGACCGGAACCGCCGGCCTGGATTCCCCGACTTCGGACCGCCCCGGCGCCACAGGAGTCGGCTCGACAGTCGCGGCCTCCGGCCCTCCGCCCAACCCCCGCCGGATCAACTCCCGCAACGCCTCCGACGTCGCCCTGAGCCCGCGGCTGCGGCGGTACGCCTCCACATCGGCGGCAAGCTGCGCCGGCATACGCAAGAGTATATCAGGCATATCGGTCCTATCACCCCTAGCGGCCATATCGGTCATATCAGTGGTATAGTCGATATGGGTGATATCGACAAGCGATGAGGCCTGACCCGCCCGCCCTGGCCCCGCCTCGACCATCCCCTGTCGAGCCCATGCCGGCCTGTGAGGCCCCTCGCGCGCGCCGGCGGGACCGGACGCCAGCCGGCCCCCTCGGGCCCGCCACGCGCCGCCCCTGGGGGATAGGGGCCCCAGCCAGGCCACCGGGCGGGGCCGGCCTTGCGCCGGGGTGGGTCTACCTCTTAGGGTCCCCTCCCCATCCCCACACCAGAGCGTCCTTGTTTGATTGACGCGCGGCCTGATGGGACCCAAAACGGACCGATGCCGACAGGGGATTTTGCATGACTGCCGAGGTAGTTCCGATCACGCCTGACACGCCGGTGCGTCAGGTTGTGGGCGAGCCGGTCCAGGATGTGCTCGACATTGCGGAGGAACTGGTGGGCATGGCGAGGGATGGTCGGGCGCATGCGGTGGCGCTGGTGACGTTGACGGGTGATGGGATGATAGCGACGCGGTGGGGAGGAGGGCCGAATGTGAATCGGTCGCTTACGGCCGGGGCGATTGCGCGGTTGGCGTATCAGTTTCAACAAGGGATTGATGAGCAGGATGGATAGGGGACCCGGGCCGGGGTTTGGGCGGCATGCCCCGGGGGTGTTTTTGAAACGGCGAGGGGCCTGATATATTTTTTGGGTCCGGAGGGTTTTTGGCGTGGAAGTCGGTGAACTGGAGGTTGAGCGGCTTGGGAAGCTGAAGCGGGATCTGACGTATTTCGCGGCGGTGGCTTTGAAGGTGGCGGATAAGTCGGGGAATGTGGTTCCGCTTCGGTTCAACCGGATTCAGACCGAGATCCATAACCGTCTGGAAAAGCAGAGGCGGGAAAAGGGTAGGGTAAGGGCAATTATTGTCAAGGCCCGAAAGCAAGGGTCATCGACGTATGTCCAGGCCAGGTACACGCATCGTCTGTGGGGATCAAACCGGACGCTTCGGGCTTACATTCTGACGCATGAGCAGGATGCGACCAATACGATTTTCACGATATCAAAGCGGTTTCTGGATCACATGCCGGAGGCGTTGCAGCGGCCGTTGGCGAGGGGCAACGCAAAGGAACTTTTGTTCGCGGATAATGATTGCGGATATGAGGTTTCGACGGCGGGAACCAAAGCAACGGGGCGTTCGGCGACATTTCAGTTGTTCCATGGAAGCGAGGTCGCGCACTGGCCTAATGCGGAGGAAATCGCGGCCGGGGCTCTTAATGCCGTTGGCGATGCTCAAGGAACGGAAATTATACTTGAGAGCACGGCGGAGGGGATCGGGAATTACTTTTACCGCATGTATCAGGCGGCGATGCGGGGGGAGTCGGAATACGAGGCGATTTTTCTACCGTGGTTTTGGTCCGAGGATTATGTCCGGCCGTGTCCGAACGAGTTCGTGCCGTCGCGGGAGTGGGAGGAGTACGGCTGGGTCCATGGCCTGGAATGGCCGCAGCTCTATTGGGCTTATGTCAAGAACCGGGATTTGGCGAACGCGGTCTCGGCGCCGCATGACAAGCCGTGCTGGAAATTCATGCAGGAGTTTCCGGCGACGGCGGATGAGGCGTTCCAGTCGTCCGGCAACAGCTTCATCGCCGGGACCTCGGTCATGCGGGCCAGGCGTCCGGCCGAGACGATCATCGGCTCGGGTCCGGTCATCCTGGGCGTGGACCCGGCCCGGTCGGGCGACAAGGTGGGGATCATCGACCGGTGCGGGCGTCGGATGGGCGAGCGCATCTGCGAGCGGATGGACCCGGGGGGCTCGATTTCCTACGTGGCGTCCCAGATCGCGGCCCGGATCGATCGCATCAGGCCCGATCTGGTTTGCATCGACGTCGGCGGCCTGGGGGCCGGGGTCTATGACCCGCTGGTGGAGTGGGGGTATGGCGATATCGTGGTGGCCGTCAACTTCGGTTCCAACCCGATCAGTCGCGGACCCACCGGCCAGGACATGTATTTCAACCGTCGGGCCGAGATGTGGGACCTGTTGCGCCAGTGGCTCGACGGGGACACGCCCGTCCAAATCCCGGATGACGACGCCCTTCAGGGAGACCTCACGGCGGCGGAATGGGGAGAGGGAAAAACCCGCTTCAATTCATCGCAGGAACTGATCCTGGAGGAAAAGGCGTCGATCAAGAAGCGCCTGGGAGCTTCTCCGGATCTCGGCGACGCCGCGGCGCTCACATTTTCTGTACCATTTGCGATAAAAAACAATAGCGCATCTGGCCGGTCGGTTGCAACCAGGCGGCGAAAAAACCGTAGGACCGGGTATTGAACCAAGGGACTTGACCGGGCCGTGGGATCACCACTGACGCCAGTCCGTAGGAAGATCCCTCTGAGGGAGTTAGAAAGCGTCCGCCGCCTCCGGAAGTGACAGTATCGTGCCATTACTGTCAAAGACGACACCGGTTGATATCACCTGATATCGTGTCTTTTCGGGCAGAGTGATAGGAATTACGATTTCCA